CTAACGGTTTGAATTCAAAAATATCAGGGTTTGCAATACCTCCGGTGACAAAGGGCTGTTCAAGCGGACTGTGACGCCATTGGGATAGGAGATCTCACATAGCGGCTGGGGAATTGGCGACGGGCTGACCGGAGGGGCAGACAGCAGGGATTTCTCCTTATGGGGAAGACTGACCTGGCCCTTACTGTTTACCTTTACCGGGATAAAGCCGCCTTTGCGCAACAGCTTGGAACGCCACTCGTAGAAACGTTTGGGACGAATACATTCATTCGAACAAAAATCCATAACTGACAGTCCGCTCGACTTGAAACGGGAATAAATAGATTCAAAATCTTCCATGGTCCATTGATGTGACATAACAATTGAGCTTTTTTACTTTGATTACAAAAGTAATATCACATTTTTAGAATGAAAGGGGGAGTTTATCGAATGCTTACAGCACTTTCGCCATCAGCTCCCTTGTAAACTCAAACGAAACGGCCGCCCCCTGCATGCGGGAATCCGCATGGCCGTGACAAAGGTGGCAGCGCTCCCCGTAGAGGTCGTCCATTACCATTTTAAAGCCCCTTTCCGCGGGGCGGCGACGAAAAAAGCCCTGATACGGTTTACAATACCGTCCTCCTTCCGCTTGTTCCTTTCAGGAGAGGGTTGTTCTTTCTCCTGTGCACCGTTGTTTTCCGGCTTTCCGTTTCCGGAGGCCGTCTCTTCCTTGAGCCGGTCATAGTTGTCCGGTTTAGGGATTCCCGTAGCCTCGTACACGTATTCATCCGATACGGGGGTTCCCATCTGGCGCATCCGGGATATGATGTTTATCTCCTGCTCGGCGGTGGTTTCCTTGGGCTTGACATAATAGAATTCCCCGCCCCGTGTGTCGTACCCGAAAGCGGTGAAGATATCGGTCATGTCATAGTTCAGGGTGTTCAGCACCAGGATCCGGTCCGCCTCGTTCAGTTTCTTCTCTCCCTTCTCCTGTACGGTCCCCAGCGCCTGCGTGCCACGTTCCGAGGCCTGTGTGGTGAGCGTGTTTCCCAGCACAATCTTGCTGATCTCGTCATTGCATGTGTCGTACAGGGTCCTGTACAGGTCGGAGCTGCCGCTTTTGTTGCCGCTTTCTATCAGTTTCATCTGCGCCTCCTCCGGATGGAGGAACACCGCCGCACCTCCCTGCTCGGCCATATCCTTCACGGCCTGGTCACGGGCCTGCTCGTCACCGGCGCTGTAGGTGTACTCGCGTATGGGCATTCCGAATATCTCGCAGAACTGTGCCCAGTCGGCCATGTCGTTGCGCTTGTATATGACATACGGGGCTATCCTTGCCAGTCTTCCCAGGGAGCGTTTCTCCCCGACAAAGAGCATCGTGTGGTAATTCTCCAGCGGTTCCCCCGTGGTGTCCTCCTGCCGGTGTTTTATCAGCCCCCGCACCGGGTCATAGTTCTTTCTCGGGACGAGCCTGTAGTCCATCCATCCGCTCCCGTCCTTATAGAACTGGAACAGGGAGAACCCCCAGAAGTCCGAGTCTATCAGGTCCCCGATGAACCGGTAGAACCAGGGGGAGCGCAACAGGGTGTTGATCCCCTCGTCCGGGACGCCGTTCCTTCTGAACTCGATCTGTGAGCATTGCACTGCCGATTTCCTCTTCTCTATGACGCTTCCCGTATGCCCGTCCATAAGGATGTCCTCATAGAGGTCATACAGCCTCGTCCGCTGTGTGAAGTCCACATTGTTCGCCCCCCTGACGGCCTGCATATAGTCCGCCATATCCTTCATGAACAGCCTGGGTGCGGTGATGATGACTGTTCCCGGGGTGTTCCTGCCCGGAAGCGGCATGTTGCCGCTTATGGATATCTCTTTCTTCCTTGCCATTTCAATAGTGTGTTACACGTTTGGGATTGCTTCTTATCTGGGTGGGCAGGTTGTTCCTTGCCGTCTCCTCGTCCAGCAGTGGAGCGTCGGCTATGCTGATCTCCACCTTGCTGACCGCCTTGAGCCACTCCATCGCACGGTCATAACGTTCCTTGCGTATGGGGGAGAACTTCTGGGGGTTGTGGATGCTGCATACATGATAGAGCGTGATGTCCTTGGCGAACATGAGTATGAGCGCGTTCCTTTCCTTACCTTTTGCGGAGAATATCCTGTCACAGTCATAACGTGCGGACAGGTAGGAGCGCATCTGCGCCACCGCCTGGTCCTCGCATATCTCCACTATGGACTCGTCCTCCCTGATGATGCTGTCCAGGATCTCCCTGTGGATGCTCGCATCGTAGTCATCCGGATTGATGAATTCAGACATGTCGTTTACCTCCTGTACTTGTTTAAACGGCGGATTGCCGCCCTTTCTATTATGACCGGCTTCTCCATGTTTCCCGCCTTCCTGTCTATGGCCCTGTTCCCTCCCTCCACGCAGTCCGGGCCGTCCGCGGGATACGGAAGGGTGAGCTCGAACATCCGGAACTGGTCAACCAGTTCCTTCATGTCCGAGGAGTCTTTCTCCTGTTCGTTGAATATGAGGTTGCCGTCACGGTCCATGGGCTCAAGGTTGGCCTCGATACGGGTTGCCTTGTCGGTCTTGCGTTCCTCGTCGGGGATGATGTTCAGCGGGATGCCGTGTTTCTTGCGCAGCCTGTTCAGATGCTTCTTTAAAACCTGTTTGAAGAAGGGGTCTTGCAGCTTGTTGTTCTCCACATAGGCGTAAACGGAAGCCTTTCCTCCCACATGTTTGTACTGTTCGAAGAACGCCTCGATAAAGTCCTCGTTCTTACCCCGGAACACCCTTGCCTTGATCACATACAGCTTTCCCTTGAGCTTGCCCAGCAGGCAGACGGACTTGAAACTGGCCTGTTTCCTCCTGCTCTCCCCCGGGGCCGGGTCCCCGTAAATGACAAGGAACCTGAATTTGTTCAAAGGAGGGACCTTCCCGAATACAAGATTCTTGAATATGCTCCCTTCGCTGACCGGATTGTTGAAAAATTCCTTCTGTGCCGACGAGGTGCTGATAAGCGAGAGGAACAGGTCTATATCCTCTTCGGAGTTCTTTTCCGGCCATGAGGAGACGCCGTCCTTGTCACGGATATTGATAATGTCCGCGTATCCTATTCCTTTCTGTCCGAGTTCCGCAGCCTTTTCGATGGCACGTGTGATGCAGCAGTCCGCCGCAATGATGTTTCCGTTAAACAGCACCCTGTAACGTCCTGAGGCGGACATGGTGGGAATCAACGCCTCTTCAAGCCATTTCCACTTGGCCTTGATACGTTCCGGATTCCGGCATTCCTCGTCGGTGTCTATATCATCGATAAGGATAAAGTCAGGACGGAAGTTCTTGTTACGGGTACCGCGTGGCGACTGTCCGGCACCGATAGCCCGGAAGGAACAGCCGCACTGGCATGTAAACTCCCCTGTTTCCCAGGAACCCGGCTTTTTCTGTGTGCCGTAATCCTGGATGATGCGCTGGTTTTCCTCCATATTGGCCATGAAGGGCAGCAGCAGGCGCCCGGCGTTGTCCTGCGAGTTCGAGATAAGCAGCACATTGCGTACCTGCCGGGTAAGCGCCAGCTTGACGATCTCCATCATGGCGCGTGCCGACTTGGCCATCTCGCGCGACCATGCCCTGACCTCATACCAGCGGTCGTGCCCCATAAGACGCCGTGTCGCTTTTTTATGGAAACCGGCCGGCTCGCAGGTGTAATACTGTGCGAAATAGTAACGGAACCACGCTTCATTATCCGCCTCCAGCCGTTTCTTACGGTCCTCTATTTCAGCGGTGGAGTCGGACGGGTTAATGTCCGAACTCTCCCGGACGGATGCCACCAGGTCGTTCCATTCCGCCAGTTCGGCCCTGTCCCGGGGGGTAAGTCTGAGTTTTGCCATAGCCTTACAGTTTGGATTTTACATAGGCGTCCAGCAGCGGGACTATCTCCTTGCTGCGTGCCATGTCATAAGTGCGCAGCCACTTGACAAAACTTTTGAAAACCGAAAGGATGTCAGCCAGCCCCACATCCGTTTCCATCTTTTTGATGGACCCGGTTATTTTGGCTATGGTGTCCGATTCGGCCGTGCTGGCGAACCTTTCCCCCTCGGGTCTCCCGTTGATGGCATTGTTCAGCTCGGCAAGCTGGAGATACAGGTTCTTGAGCTGTTCTTCCCGTGTCATGGTGATGGATACCTTGTACCGTTCCCAATTGCCTTCACCGGCCCACCGGGAGACAGTCTGACGTTTTACCCCCACACGCTCGGCAATCTCCGCGTGTGTCAGTTCTTCATTAAGGTAAATAGTCCTTGCAAAATCTTTTTTTTGTCTGCTGGTCAGTTCCGCCATTTTTTCATCTTTTTTATTTACGGCAAAATTCGTATTTAAATATTTGATTTGCAATATATTGAATTTATGACACTGTTTTATGACTTCATCATGCGGTTGTAAAGTTGCATCATGCCCCAAGGGTGTTGACTGCAGTAAAAAAACTCTCCATATTTGCACCGTAATTTTAAGACGACCGAAGACGACCGATGAAAAAGCGATACTTTAACATGATACCCTCCCCTGATACCGCCTGCATCCTCCTGTACGGGGAGATCGGCGGTTTTGACGGGGTCAACGACAAGGACATTGTCTGCGAGCTGTATGAATACGCCTCCATGTATAAGGGCATAGACGTGCGCATAAACTCCCCGGGCGGGAGCGTGTACGCGGGCATGGCCATATTCAACGCCCTCAGGGCCAGCGATGCGGACATAACCATCTATGTCGACGGTATTGCCGCAAGCATGGCCAGTGTCATCGCCCTGTGCGGGAAACCGGTATATATGAGCCAGTACGCCCGTCTGATGCTCCATAACCCTTACGGGGGATGTTACGGCAACAAGGAGGAGATGAAAGCCGTCGCCGAGCAGCTGGAGGCGCTGGAGGATACGCTTGCGGACATGTACGCTTCCAAGACCGGGAAGACCCGTGAGGAGATAAAGGATGCCTATTTCGATGGGAAGGACCATTGGATTACCGCCAAGGAGGCCAGGGAGATGGGATTCATTGACGGTATCTATGATATCGGCGAGAGAGTGGATGCCGGGACACCGCAGGAAGTTTATGCCGCATTCCAGGCCCGGCTGGACAATCAAACATTAAATACAGGTAATATGATGTATGAAGAATTGAAGAAGAGACCATCCTTCGCCTCGTGTGCGACGGATGAGGACGTAGTGCGCACGCTCTCCTCCCTTGAAAACAAGGCGGGACAGTATGACGCGCTGGTAAAGGAACGTGACACGCTCAAGGCGAGTCTGGACGGATATGTCGAGAAGGAGCGCGAGGCCAGAAAGGCCGAGATCAGGAATCTTCTCGAGGACGCCATGCAGGACGGGCGTATCGCCCCATCCGACCGTGACGCGTATCAGGCGGTGCTGGAGAAGGATTATGAGAACGGGAGAAGGATTGTCGACGGGCTTGCGAAGAAAAAAAGCGTGGATGATGTTCCGGACACCCCGCTACAGGACAAATCCGGATGGAATGACAACTGGAAAGAAATCCGGAAAAAGAACGGTTTTAATTAAAAAATGAAAAGATTATGGCTGTAACTATCAAGAATACGAATTATGACGGTGAGGTGCTCGACAGGATACTCACCAAGGCGGCCACGGGCAACGAACTGGTACAGAAGGGGCTGATCAACCTCGTGCCCGATGTGACGAAGAAATACTCCATTCCCCGGCTGAAAACGAACAAGATGCTGCGCAAACGCGTGGAACAGCCTGAGGACAAGGACTCCAAAGGGGATTTCATTTATTCGGAAAAGGTGCTTGAACCGAAAGACTTCATGGCCTTTACCACGTTCAACCCCCGCTCTTTCGAGCAGATATGGCGTCCGTTCCAGCCCAAAGGGGAACTGGTATTCCGGGAGCTTCCCCCCAATGTGCAGAACGTCCTTCTGAAAGCCTTGTCCGACCAGGTGGATTTTGAACTCGGATACCACTTCGTCAACGGCATCTATGCCGATGATGAGGAGGATGACGAGCACCTGTTCAACGGCATTCTGATGCGTGTCTATGAAGATCCTGAGGTAATCCGTGTGAACTCCCCGAAAGACGACACCATGATTGAACGTCTGATGCGCGTGCGCAAGGCAACTCCCCAGGTTCTCCGCAACAATCCCAATTTTGTGTATATCATGTCCGTTGACGATGCCGACCGGTATGACGACGAGCTTATCCTGCGCGAGGGAAAGGGCGTGAACTGGACTGATACCAGCGCCATGCGCTTCAAGGGAACTACGATCAAGACCGTATCCTCATGGCCGGACGGCTTGATCATCGGAACAGTGGCTACACCGACCGAACAGTCCAACTTCTGGGGAGCGGTCAACCTGCAGAACGACTTCAACGTGATCCAGATCGACAAGCTGACCAATGCCGGAGAACGTTACTTCTTCAAGATGCTCATGACCGCGGACACGAACACGGCGTTCGGTGAGGAGGTGGTCATGCTGGACGCGCGTGAGGGGAATGTCATCACGACATCCAACACCACGATCACAATGAAATCGCAGGATGACGCCATCGAGCTGACTCCCGCGTCAGACCAGACCTATACCATTGAGGCGGCCGCGGTATATGCGGGAGCGCGCCTGTCCGTGTCCAACAAATCGGCTGAGCATAAAGCGACCGTGCAGGGTACGGAAGTCGCGCCAGGCAAGACTGTGTCTCTCTATTATGACGGAAGGTCATGGTTTGAGGGGGATGTGAAGGAAATAACACTTTCAAGCGATCTTGCCGGACAGGAAAGCAAGGCTGCTGTCAGTGCGTCTGCGGAAAGTCTGGAGGAATGATTATGGCGACACCAAGAGGACTACGAAACAATAACCCGGGGAACCTCCGCCTGTCAGGTGACAGGTGGAAGGGACTCCGCCCGGTGCAGACGGACAAGGAGTTCTTCCAGTTCACCGACATGGGATACGGCTACCGTGCCATGCTCATCACCTTGAGGAACTACCGGAAAAAACACGGTTTGAAGACCCTCTCCCTTATGATCGGGCGTTACGCCCCGTCCACGGAGAACGACACCCGCGCCTACCTTTCAAGCGTATGCGGCGAGCTTCAGGTTCCAACCACCTACGAGCCGGACGTGGATGACAAGGGGACGATGTGCCGTCTGGCCGCCGCGATGAGCCGGGTGGAGAACGGCGTGCCTGCCGTCATGGCGGACATAGAGGCCGGCTGGGAGATGATCTGAAAAATGACATGCGTATGGACTGGGGCACTGTATTCGAACTTCTCCAGCAGTGGCTCGCCCCCACGGGGTGCATAGCCATGGCAATAGGCTGGTGGCGTGACCGCAGGCTCGTCAAGGTCCGTGCGGTCAAGGAGAACGAGGGCACATACAAGCAGTTGTATGACGACCTCTCCGAGACGACTTTACATTTAAGCGACCAAATACGAAAAGTCAATGAGAAAATTATCGTTCTGGAACAGGCACTGCGTAAATGCTACCAGTGCAAGTATGCTGAGCGCTGTCCTGCTGTTGTCTGGATGCGCAGCAAACAGGGAGAGCCGAACAGCCGTCCGCTCGGGCTCTCTTCAGAGGAGCGTAACCGGGGAAATAATCTTCGGCAAGGCCCCGACGACTCTGACGAGCCTGGCACTGAAACCCGGGCTCCTCCGGACGATAGGCGGCCTTCCGGCCGGCATGGGCGTGACGGAGCAGCATGAGGGGCTGGAGGTGAGGGTGGAGTCGGACGGGGAAGGCGGCGTGAACGTCACGGCCGTCTCGCATGCCCGGCCGGAGATCACCGTAAGGGAGACCTCGGATATGAGGTTGGAGTCAGAGGAGGCTACGGCCGAGGAAAAACAGCCGGTTCCCTCTTTTTGGGAGCGGACAAGGACGAAGGTGTTGTGCTGTTTTGTCCTCCTGCTTCTCTTCTGGGGGCTCCGGCGGTTTAAAGACAAATCAAGGAACAATTAAAACATGAATCATTATGGCAGAAACGAATACCGGCGCCATCTATGGCGTGAAAGCTCTTAAATATAACGGGCAGGCTCTCGGGCTGATATCCGAGGACGGGCTGCAGCCCGGAGGCGACTCGCCTTCCAAGACCCGCATCTGGGCGGCGCAGAAACGCAACGCGCCGTTCGCGGTGCTCAAGTCCACACCGGGAACCAAGACATGGACGTTCACGCTCATCGAGCTGTCCGCGGACAACATGATACAGGTGATGGGCGGGACGAAGGAAAGTACCGGAATCTACGTGCCCCCGACGGAGGACAAGGACGTGCAGGGCGTGTTCGACATCGAGACCGTGACGGGCCACACGATCCGGATCTACAACGGGGTGCTCACCTGCAATTTTGCCAACGGCATCAACTTCAGCAACGTGCTGGGCATCGAGTGCGAACTGGAGATACAGGAGGCCGGGGAGAAACCTCCCTACAAAGTGTTCCCTCCCGGACAGGTGCCCCCCGCCGGTGAAATTCCGTCGCAGTCATGACGGAGGACAGGGACACGCGATGCCAGGCGGCGGACATGCTGCTTGACATCGGCATCCGCATTCCGGTGATGCCACTCAGGCCCTTTAAAAAACGCCCCGGGAAATCCTTCCTTGTCATGCGCCGTCCGCCCGCCGGGGCGGTCATCCGCATAGCAAGGCGGTACCTGGAGCTCGGCGTCACCCCGGAGGATATCAGGGCGATGGACTATGAGGAAAGGATGCGGTTCGTGGCGGAGAAGGGAAAGGCGGTCAGCCGGATGGTCGCGCTGGCCGTATGCACCGGATGGCTCTCGGGGATGCTGTTCTCCGGCCCTGTGGCATGGTACCTCAGATGGAGGGTGCATCCGGCGATGCTCTCCGCCGCCCTCATCGAGCTGCTCAGGGGCATGGACATACAGCCTTTTTGCAATACTATTCCGTTGGCGTCCAGGACAGTGGGGCTGCTGGAGCCGATAGGAAGCCGGGAAAGGAAAACGGGTTAACGGGCCGGCAGGAAGGCCCCCATAGCGTTTTCGGAATCATCGCACAGGCGATGGAGCGGTTCGGCCGTACAAAACGGCACATCCTGTGGAAGATCAGCTACGCCGAGCTGATGCTGATGAACACGGATGTCAGCCGGTATGTGACCAAGGAGGAGCTCCTGGAAAGGGAGCGCAAACGTAGGCCGGACAAATTCACCACTGAATATTTTCAAACAAAACTCGGAGGATAGGAATGGAACCTGTAAGACTGGAGATACTGCTTGACGACAAGACACTGAAGGGATTGCGCTCGGTGGAGGGCAACCTGGGCAATATGAGCCAATTTGCCAAACTTGTCATCGCACAGCTGGAGCAGGAGCTTGCGGCCCTGCAGGAACGGTTCAGACAGGCCATGGCCGCAGGTACGAATACCGACGCCCAGATGGCGGACATTCAGGCGCTGCAGGGAGTTGTCAGACAGTTGAAGACGGAATTGCAGGGGCTGGAGGAGCAGAAGAAAAAGACAGGATCCACCCCTCTCATGAAAGATGATCCCGCCCCGAAACTCAACAATGTGAGGATGAGCATGCAGCAGATCGCCCGGGAGCTCCCCTCGCTGGCAATGGGTCCCCAGATGTTCTTCCTTGCCATTTCCAACAACATCCCCATGTTCACCGAAGCCCTGGCATCGGCCCGCAAGGAGTATGAGGCGCTGACCGATGCCGGAAAGAAAGCCACCCCGGTGTGGAAGCAGGTGCTCTCCTCACTGTTCTCGTGGCAGACGGCGATGGCTGCCCTGATCACCCTGTCCGTCGTATATGGGAAGGAGATCGGCGGATGGGTGAAGAGCCTGTTCGGCGTGAAGGATGCCGCCCTGTCCGCGGCGAAAGCCCAGGAAAAGGTGGATGAATCCTTCAGAAGCAGCAGCAGTGATGTGGCGGAACAGGTCACTCTCGTCAGGTCCTTGTCCGAAAGATGGAAGGAACTGGGAGACAACATGGCGGATAAGAAACAGTTCATCACCGAAAACAAGAAAGAGTTCGGGAAACTCGGTGTTGAGGTGGGCAACGTGAATGACGCCGAGAACCTGCTGGTGGACAATACGGACGTGTTCATCGGTGCGATGATCCTCAGGGCAGAGGCGGCCGCAGCGTTCAAGCTGGCCACGGAGCAGACGGAGAAGGCCTTGAAAAAGCAGAACGAGATAGAGGAAAGGCGGAAGAAGGGCCCGACTTTCTGGGACAGGTTCAGGGCCAATTTCTTCTCTTCCGCGTCCGGATCAGCCACTTATACCCGTCAGGCGGACGCTCCCACGGCCGAACAGCTCAGAGAAAATGATATCTCCGCCCTGGAAGAGGAACAGAAGGCGGCAGAGGATACGGCCAAATCCTATATGGACCTGTTCCTTGCAAGGACAAAGGAATGGAAGGAGAGGCTTAAATCGGCAGGCATAAAGGAAGATGACGGCAGGGAAACCAAGGATACGGGCAAACCGGCCCGGGATTATCAGGACGAGCTCGCCGACGCCCGTATCAGGGCACAGCAGAAACTTGAGGCGGCACGCATATCGGTCATGCAGGAAGGTATAAGGAAACGCCAGGCCCTTGCAAGGCAGGAGCTTGACGAGTCGCTCGCACAGATCGACAAGGAGGAGCGTGACACCCTCAAGAAAATGGACGAGGCCGAAAAGAAACGGGGTGTGAAGTCCACGCCCGAGGAAAGGCAGGCCGTGAAAGACAACGCCTCTCAGCAGCGTCTTGTCGCCTACCAGCAATATGCGAAGGAATTCTATACCGCCGACAAGGAATGGCAGGAGAAGGACCTGCAGTCCTGGATTGACTATAACAAGGAATACGGCACATACCAGCAGAAACGTCTGGCCATCATGCGGGAATATACCCTTAAATCCTCGAAAGAGAGTCTGAACGGGAATGACAAAAGGATGCTGTCCCGACAACGTGACGAGGCGCTGTCCGAACTTGATTTCAACGAACTGAAGGACACCATCAACTGGGATGTCGTCTTCGGCAATCTGGACAAGGTGGCGAAAAAGGAACTGCAGAAGGTGAAGCGGCAGATAGTCAGCTTCCGCAACAGCCCGGAATTCAAAAAAAGCGCCACTCCGGAACAGATGCAGGTCATCGAGGAAGCCATCGGGAAGATCGACAGCGAGGTCATCGAGAAAGGAGGTCTGTTCGGCAATCTGACCGAATCCATACGGGAATACTCCGAAGCGGTTGATGAACTGACAGCCGCGCAACGGGATTATGACGAGGCCGTGCGGCAATACGGGGCGGACAGCGCGGAAGCAGAGGCCGCTCGAAAGAAAAGGAACAAGGCGGAAGCCGGGGAGCGCAATGCCGGGAACAATCTGGAAGCCTCGAAGGATAAGGCGGTGAGAAACATCACCGCCGTGGCCGATGCGATGAACACGCTGGGCGAGGCGGACATGAGCCTGTCATCCTTCGGAAGCGCGGTCGGGTCTCTGGTGGACACGCTGTCCGCATCCGGAAGCAAGATCGGCGGCATCATCGCGGCCATACTGGCTATCCTTGACCAGATCGGGCAGAAAGGGCTGGAGGGTTTTGTCGGCAACATTCTCGAATCCGTCATGCACGCCGCAGGAGGATTGTGGGACAGCATCGGACGTCTGTTCGGTGTCAAGGGACTTGGAGGCATCTTCAAAGGAGCCGACTATTCCGGCTATAACGAGATGGTGGACCAGTACAACCGTCTGAACGAGATATGGGATGAACTGATCGACAAGAAAAAGGAATATATAGAGACCAGCTACGGCGCCGAGGCGCAGAAGGTCGGAGAGGAAGCACTGGCCCTACAGCGGACCGCCATAGACTCTTACCGGATACTGGGCAAGGAACGTCTGAATTCGGGAGCCAGCACGGGATCGCACTCTATCGGGGTGCGGCAGCGCAAATGGATGTCCTCTCAGGACTGGGCGGCAGCCGGCGCGGCCCTGGGAGAAGACTTCTACAGGTACGGGATCGGGGAAGGACGTATGACCGGGCTGTTCGATCTCTCCGTGGAGCAGCTGGAGAAACTGAAGTCGGAAGCTCCCACATTCTGGGCCAAGCTGGATGATGATGTCAGAAATTACCTGGACAAGATCATTGAAGGTTCGGAAAAACTGGGTGACATACAGGCCCAGATAAAGGAACAGCTCACGCAGATGTCTTTTGACAACATGCGTGACGCCTTCTATGACACACTGCTTGATATGGAAAGCGGGGCGGAGGATTTCTCGGAGGACTTCAGCGAGTACCTGCAGAAGGCTATCCTCAAGACAAGCCTGTCGAAAGTCTACGACAAGAGGCTCCAGGAATGGTATGACAAGTTTGCCAACTACAACAAGGAAGGAGGTATAGATACCGGGGAATACAAGGACCTCCAGCAGGAATGGAACGATATCGTAAAGGACGCCCTGGATGAGCGTGACTCGCTGAAGGATATCTTCGGATGGACATCATCGTCCTCCTCTTCCCAGTCCGGCCGGGCCGGAACCGTCACCTCCATGACCGAGGAGACGGCCGGAAGGCTGGAGGGAATCGGCAACGCGACCCTTGACCGTGTCATCAGCATTGACAACAACCTTACGAGGCATCTCGAGGGGATGGCGACATCCCTGGGCAAAATTGCGGGGAATTCGGAGTACCTCAGACACCTCGAAACGATAAACGAGAACATCGCGGAGCTCCGGCGCGGTGTGAAACTGAAAACATAGGGCTATGGAAGTGGAGGAAGGACTGCTGAAGATAAACGGGACGGATATGGCGTCCCTGGGATGTTTCCTGTACGAGGAGAACGCGGGGGACCATACCAATTACGACTCGCTGATGAAGCCGCCGAAGATGAAGGAGTACACATCCGTCAGCTACCGGGAGCTTGACGGCGAGGAGCTGCCCGAGACATTGCTTCCCCGCTACGAGGCGAGGGACATCACGCTGAAGATGGCGGTGGTTGCGGATACACGGGCCGGGTGGTTCGAGAACTACAACGCCGTGCTTGCCTTGCTGAAGTCGGGATGGCTGACGCTGGAGGTTCCGGAGATAGGCCGGGTGATGAAGGTCTACCTGAAGGAATATACCCGGTACAGCCAGTTCACGACAATCAGGAATACCGGCCAGCAGATAGCCGGATTCACGGTCACGCTGCGCGAGCCGAAACCTTTTTCAAACAGTGATTAAAAACGATTTAAAGACATTGTAAATGGAACTTGAAATCTACGACAGGCAGGGAGCCCTGAAAAGAAAGGTCAGTCCCGATTCATCGTCCCGGTGGACCGAGGAAGTGGGGGCGGAATTCGTGGTGACGGTGAACTTCACCACCTGGGAGTTCTTCGTCCTGTCGGTCGGCGACTATGTGGAGATATCAGGAAAGCGGTTCTCCATAAAGAAGGAGTACCGCCCGAAAAAGACCGACACACAGAAATACACCTACAATATCAGCTTCTACGGCCGCGAGCACGACATGCAGGACCTGTTGTTCTGCCGTCTGAACCAGGGGGAGGATGACCTGGAGTCCGTCTTCGCCTACGACGGCACGCCGATGGAAATGCTGGAAAAGCTGGTGGCGAACATGAACCGCAACACCGACGGTGTGACATGGCGTGCAGGCCAGGCCGTCACCGGCGACCGGAAGACCATCAACTTCAACGGCCTGTTCTGCTGGGATGCGGCAGGCGAGATAGCCGGCGCCTGGGAAACCGAGTGGTGGCTGGACGGGGAATACCTGAACATAGGGAAATGCGAACACGGCGAACGGGTCACGCTCGGCTATATGAAGGGATTGAAGACGGGGCTGACCCAGAATGAGAACTCCAATTCGATCAAATGGTTCACACGGCTGATCCCCGTAGGTTCAACCAAAAATATTGACCCGTCAAAATACGGCTACACCCATCTGCAACTGCCGTCACGGGACAAGTATATCGACCTGAACACTCAATTGGGACTGAAGGAGCATCGCGAGGAAGCGGCCTTTCAGGATATATTCCCGCACCGCCTGGGTACGGTATCCTCGGTAAGGTCCGAGGAGCAGACCAATACGGACGGGGAGGAATACACCGTCTATTATGTCAAGGACAAGGATCTCCCCTTCAATCCGGATGAATACATGATCGGTGAGGAGGTGATACACATCACCTTCGAAAGCGGCGACCTGTCCGGAAGGGAGTTCGAGTGCAACTGGCATAACGACACACAGGAGTTCGAGATCATCAACACCTACCCGGACGAGAACACCCAGATACCGGGAGGCAACATCATACCGAACGTCGGTGACACGTATATCCTGACGAACATCCGCATGCCGGATGCGTATTACCCGATAGCGGAAGAACAGTACAAGCAGGCGGTTGACAGCTTCCTGACAGAATACAGCAAGGACATATCCATCTATTCCGGCGACACGGATTACATCCATGTGGATAAAAACAGTGTGCCGTTATCGCTCGGGCAAAGGGTGAGACTGGAGGACGCGCAGTATTTCGAGGCCGGGTATCTTGACACCCGCATCACAAGGATAGAGAGGAAGCTGGGCAATCTTTCCGAGGCTTCCATTGACTGCTCGTCGGCGGTCAGCACCTCATGGAAGTCATCCGTGGACTCAACGCTGAACAATCTGGAATACACGCTGGCGCAGGAGATGGCGCAGGCCAATGTCCGCCTGCTGAAGACCGGCGATATGGAGAGCCCGAGCGACTATACGGCTTTCTCTTCCCTGAGGGCTATAGGAACCTTCCTGAGAAAGAACATAGCGGATATCGCCAATGAGATCATCACCTTTCTCAAAGGTCTGAGGGTCGGCAAGTTTGTCACAGGTCTTATCGGAGGTAGCGGTGCGGCCATCTGGTTTGACAAGAACGGCAAGACAATAGTCGAAGCCGACAAGGCGATGTTCCGTGAAGAGCTGATAGTACCGCAGATCACGTTCAACTGCATCGATGTGATATCGGGCGACAAGGCGAACTCGTTCGCATACGGAAGAATAAAGACCGTTGACACGGAAAACCGAATAGCCACGCTGGAACTGCTTGAGGGGCAGTGGGGCACGTTACATGTAAGTGATATCTGCCGTGGCATACTTCACAACATAGCCGGCAGCAACCATACGAAGGATGAATACGGTCCTAACGGATTCATGGAGTATTCCGGGTACGCCACCTCGTATTTTACTCCTACAAACATCATAGAGAATGAGGCCGGAAACATGAAGTTTGAATACGCTCTTCAGGCAGGAACAAGCGTGCACCCTCTTCCGGGTATGAACTTCTTTGCTTACGGAAATTTCACCGACAAGGACAGGCAGGCCATTACCTATGAGAACAGATATTACTTGCGCAGATTGGTTAACGTGAACACATGGGTAATAGATCCGGATGTGAACATTGCTTACCAGAGCGGGGACCTGAGTGGGCTTACCATCAACGGGCAGATAATGGATGGCTATTCTTCATATCAGAAAAACGTATATGTAAGCGGAACGATAGAACGTCTCAAACCCAACGGTGAAGTGGCTATGGACTTAAGCTACGAGGGTGTATGGCAATCAGGCAGGCATTATGATTACTATGATAGTGTGACGTATAACGGCAGCACATGGGCGTGTCTGAACAAGAACGGTTCGTCCTCTGAGCCGGGTACGGACGCTGACTGGCAGGAGATCGCATCCAAAGGTAGCAAGGGTGACAAGGGTGACGGTTACACCCAGATGGGGCAGTTTAAGACTGGTATGGTCGTTCCCAAGATGGGTGTCGTTTCGATGGGTGGCGGCTCTTATGTAGCCAAGGCATCCACTACCAATCCCCCCTTATGGTGCTGGACGGACAATGCCGGTAACCGGTTCACCTTCGCCGATGGCGGTTATGTGCTGACGGGTGAAGTGAATACTGCTGAATATGATGTGTTGGCTGAGCCGGGAAGAGATGGTACGGACGGGATCAATGGCACCGACGGTGTTCCCGGTGCACCGGGAAAGGACGGGAAGACCTATTACACGTGGATACGCTATGCGGATGATGCCCAGGGAAACGGAATCAGCAATGATCCCACAGGAAAAGCATACATCGGATTGGCATACAACAAGGAAACCGCTGTGGAGAGTGACGATCCGTCCGATTACAAATGGAGTGACATCAAGGGCGAACAGGGCGTTCCGGGTGCTGTCGGTGCTGACGGGAAAACCTATTACACATGGATAGCCTACTCGGACAACGCGGACGGAAGCGGAATGTACCAGCAGCCGAATGACAACACCAAATATATAGGCATCGCGGTAAACAAGGAAACCGCCACGGAGGGCAGCAATCCTGCCGACTACACGTGGTCGCAATTCAAGGGCAACAAGGGTGACGGTTACACCCAGATGGGGCAGTTCAAGACCGGAATGGTCGTTCCCAAAATGGGTGTCGTTTCGATGGGTGGCGGCTCTTATGTAGCCAAGGCATCCACTACGAATCCTCCCTTGTGGTGTTGGACTGACAACGACGGCAACCGGTTTACGTTCAACGATGGTGGTTACTGCTTGACAGGCGAGCAGAACACGGCCGAATATGATGTATGGGCCGAAAAGGGCGATACCGGAGCAAAAGGCGACAAGGGTGATGATGGTGAAAAGGGAGACAAAGGAGATAAGGGAGACAAGGGAGATCAGGGCGTACAAGGAATACAGGGATGTATTATACGGTCTTCCGAGTGGGCGTCCGGCGTGACGTACAGGAATGACGAGGACCTTACAAGTGGCACGCGGTATATTGATATCGTAATGGTGAGAAACAATAGTGCGGTGGACGGATGGGATGTTTATAAGTGTATCAAGACCCATACATCGTCATCTTCCATAACCTATGCCAATACCACCTATTGGACGGAATTAAGCAATGTCGGTCCTATCTATACCAGCCTTATTATTTCCAAGAACGCCAGTCTTGATTTCGTCCAAGGCAATGAGTTATTGATTAAGGATGCAAATAATAATATTGTAGCCGGTCTTACAGGAGGAAGCAGCAAGGAAGCCGGTACGACACCTGTAAGGATATGGGCTGGCGGTGATGTTCCGGGCAGTGCTCCGTTCCGAGTGGATCAGGAAGGGAATCTTGTTGCAACGAAGGCGAATATCACGGGGACAATAACTGCCACAGGTGGAAATATTGGCGGTTTCAATATTTCCACCTCAAGTATGGAATCGGTTTCCGGGAATAATGCCATGCTCCTTTCCGCCAACTTGGTAAGATTTACCGGAAGTTATTCAAGCGTGTTTATTGGAGCGGATACTTTTCCTTCATCTAGTGGGGGGGCAATATTATGCCCATCCCGTATTTCGGTTAATAGGAATATAACGAATACGGCGTATGGCAATGTGGGCATGTATTTTGACATACAAGGTTCCCATGCTTATGATGATAATGATTTTCAGTATACCGGGAATCATGCGTTGTATATCGTCAAGGGGGACATCTGTGGGTTTAGGCTCAGATTGCGCAGAATAAGCAAGAGCACAACTTTGTCAGTGATGGATAGTGTTATCATGGCTGTAACGTCCGGTATTACGCTGACTGTTCCGTCCACTGCGGAAGACGGGCAGTTCTACTGGATAAGAAACGTTTCTGGTGGTGATGTGACCATAGCCGGAACAAATCTTGTCGGCTGGAATTCCGGGGAGGTCAGCACTTCGATAGGTCTGGCCAAGTCAAAGGCGGCAGCAATGTATTATGACAAGGTTAATAACAGGTGGTTTATGAACTGGATTGATTGTTGGAATTAAAAATATAAATTATGAAAATAGATTTTACAAAATTTCCTTGTTACACAGGGATAAAGAAGGATATCAGGATTGAGATGGATATCGCGGAGTCATTGGGTAATGCTATATACACAAATGTTCCGGGCATAGCCGCCAGTTCTCTGGCTCATAAGATTTACTCTGGCAAAGGAGAAGTAGATTACGATGAACGGGAAATACGAATTATACGTGATTGTACACCGTTGTTTTCGGGAGTTTATGCGGATTCCATAAACGATTATTTGGACACAAAAGAAAAGGAGGAACAAGGATGATATTACAAGCAGGTTATGATTGTTATCTGACACAGGCCGAGGATATGCCCCTGTCGGAACGAAGATTTGAGAATCAGGTGTTGATAAATAGCCCTGAGGATGTGGCTATGTGGAAAGAGATCACATCGAAACAGAAGGAGCAGATGATTGCCGAAGCATCATTTATTGATGTGGCGGCTATAGACGTTGAAGCACTTGACCGTGTGAATACGCTGCTCAATGATATTGTGGCAAACATCAACAATGCCGGACTTACTGTAGAGGAAGCATTGGCGAAGAAAGAGTACTTCCCCGTATGGGAGGATCTGATAGGTACGGAGGTTGATGTACAATTCCGTTTCCGTTACGATGGCACGCTCTACGAGGTTGTACAGAAACATACACCGCAGGAGGATTGGAAGCCGGGAACGGGTACGGAATCCCTGTACAAGGTTGTGCAGATAGAGCACTCCGGCACACTAGAGGATCCTATACCTTGGGCACATAACATGGTGCTGGAAGAAGGCAAGTATTACACTGATAAGGAGGTTCTTTATCTATGTATCCGTGACAGTGGAATAGGCATGGCATTCGATTTGGAAAATCTTGTTTCGGGTGGCTATGTTCAAGTGGTAGAAAATCAAGTAGTAATAAATAATTAAAAAAAATACGATTATGGCAGACAAAAAATTAAATGAAGTATCGCAGTTGACGGACTTTGATTATGCGTTGGTTGTAAAAGGGAATGACGTGGCAAAAGTTACAAAACAGCAATTAGCTACACTCCTGGGGGGATTCTTGGGTATAAAAAACGGGTGGTCCGGTACAAGCCGGTTCCACCCGATCCTGATATGCACAACGCCATGTGCGGTGCAAAGGTAATCCATGTTTCTAAGAAGCCAATACAAAAGTTCTAAAATCTCCCCACTCTCCGTTCAAACAACGTCTGAAACCAGCAACATCAGCTCCCAAGCGGAATGCCATTTGAATTACATATCCTTGTCCATCGTTAAAAACTATCATTATGGAATAATTGAGAACAACACTAATTCCATTATCTCCGGTCACATGATACATTCCGCTTGCAGTTGCACTATTTACCTCTTCGTCTGTGGTCAATTTACGTTGTGGCATGAAAGGGTACAGATTCAAACTAGTGAAAAGTCCCCCCAGAAGGGATTTTAAAGCTCATTTCCGTTAAATTTGTTCCATTTATAAAATGCTCCATTATTAGCAACTCTAGTATAAAAATATGTATGCCCATTAGGAATATAAATTTGAACCTTTCGTCTCTCATAATCTAGCGGATTATCAAATACAATTAAACTACCATAAGGGTATGCTCCTTCTGGTAAGTTGGGATTTGAGGAAAACGAATTAAGGGGTTGAATTTTATAAAATCCCATATTTAGCATCTGATCAAAATCTTGCCCATTTACAGGAGTATATGGTTTAAAAAATCCCAAAGAATCCGGCAGAAGTCCTCCCAGCTCTGATTTTAGAACTTTATTCCGTTTTGATTTTTTCCCAATTTTGCCAACTGTTATACCATTGTATACGTTTAAATACATTATTGTGTTGGAAAAAAAACTGAAGTTTACTACTGCTTGATCCGTCCATAAATCCCAATGTCAATAGACCTCCGAAAGCAGAATCTGTAGGCAAATTGGTAGAGCCAGTGTATGCGAATATAAATTCATTCACTGGGGTCTCATTAGCATCCACCACCTCCTTTTTTTTGTCTTTAATGCATGAGCCAATCTCAATCAGTTCCCCCAGATCGGTATCATGGACTTTATTGTGTTAAGATTTTAGTCCAATTTTGCCAATTGTTATACCATTGTATACGTTTAAATACATTATCGTGTCGGAAAAAAAACTGAAGTTTACAACTACTCGATCCGTCCATAAATCCCAATGTCAATAGACCTCCCGGTGAAGAATCTGTAGGTAAATTGGTAGAACCAATATATGCAAAAACAAATTCATTCATTGGGGTTTCATTAGCATCCACTACCTTCATTCCTTTATCCTTAATGCATGAGGCAATCCCTATCAGTCCCCCCAGATCTGTGCTATCCTAATTTGTATGTAGCAATATTTACAACTATTTCTGTTTGTGGAAATTGCAAGGTACTTTTCCAACCTATTGATATATTACCTTTGTTTATTATCATATTTACAGATGGGACAAATTCTCCGGGAGTATTTGAGTTATAGAATCCAACGAAACATGTGCTCGTTGGATCATTTATGTCATAAACAACTATAAGATATACTCCTTTATCTACCAATAAGGGAATATTACCCGAATTAGTATTGTAATTTATATATAATTTTTCGGGTCTAAGAAAACTTGTAAATGGCGTCAGTCCCCCCAGGAGCAATTTTTTATGTATTGTTTTGTAATAAAGATAGAAATACTTAACTTTAAAATAAAAACTGCCATGTTAGAAAAAATTAGATATCGTTTGGTCTATAATCGACAAAAGAAACTTAATAAACAAGGAACTGCCTTAGTGCAGGTTGAAGCATATTTAAACCAACGTAAAGCCTATTTTAAAACAAATGTATATTTAAAACCAGAGCATTGGAGCAAACAAGGAGCACAAGTCGTAAACCATCCTCAAAGTAACGAACTCAATGCGATGTTATATGGTTACATATTAGATTTGCAGGCAATAGAACTGAATTGCTGGAAAAATGGTATTGATGCCACACTTTCAAAATTAAAAGAGTTTGTTAAAAAAGATGTATCACCTTCCATCTCGTTCTTGAAATTTGCGCAACATACCATAGAGAATTCAGATCGAAAAGCGCGTACAAAAGATAACATGCTGGTAACAGTGGCGACATTAAAGGAATTTCGTGGCATAATTGATTTTAAAGATCTTAATTATACTTTTCTTAAGGATTTTGATGTATTTTTACGAAATAAAGGATTGCAAGTCAACACGATAGGAAAGCACATGAGAGTACTTCGCACCCTTATCAATGAAGCAATAAACCAAGGGTATATTCCACAAGATGCCTATCCATTCCGCAAGTTTAAAATTAAGAAAGAACAGACAGAGCATCGTTTTCTACTGCCTAACGAACTTGAAAAGATGGAATCCTTGAAACTACCTGAAAAGAAGAATAACAGCCAACATGTTCTTGATGCTTTCCTGTTCTGTTGTTATACGGGACTCAGATTTTCCGATTTTAAACAGTTGAGCAATCGTAATTTAATCATTATAGACGGGAATAGTTGGTTGATATTGAACAGCCTTAAAACTGGGTCAAAACTTCAAATACCTTTGTATCTATTATTTCGCGGAAAGGCTCTAAGCATTATAAGCCATTATAACAGCATAGAAGAGTTATCTAAGATAGGATGTAATTCAGATACAAACAGAATATTACAAAAACTGGTTCAAATGGCTGGGATTAATAAAAAGATCACTTATCATACAGCCCGGCATACTTGTGCTACTCTGTTGGTACATCAAGGTGTTCCAATTACGACAGTACAACGAATTTTGGGACATACTTCTGTTAGAACGACTCAGATATATTCAGAAGTTTTTGCTGAAACGTTGATTAAAGACTTGACATTAGCTAATGAGAAGAGCAACCTGAAGAACATGGAAATTGTAAAACGAAATCGAAAGAAAGCAAATAACAACACGGGAAAAGTTCCATTAGCGATAGAATAA